GGGGCTTGACGTTCATGTCGAACCCCAAGCCGCCGAAATTTCGGCTCCATTATTTTGTGGAAGCCAATTCCGCTAAAATTTTAGCAAAAAGGTGTTCGTCATAATGACGAGAACATTGATTGATACGTTTTCTAAAAAATAGAAAATGTTATTGACTTTTGTGGATACATATAGTATTATATATTTGTGGATACAAAAGAAGAGAGGTGAAAACATGAGTCCACGAACAGGGAGACCTACGGATGACCCTAAAATTCTGAATACAAGAGTAAGGCTGTCAGAAGATGATATTGCAATGTTGGAATATTGTTGTGAAAAAACCGGCAAGAAAAAGTCTGAGATTATCAGAGAGGGAATACGAAAGGTCTATCAAGAACTTAAATAACTAAATATGGGTATCCGCAAACTTTCCTACGGCGAACGGATACCCAACCAAATAATATGGTATACAAATTATAGCACTGTATACCTCTTTTTGGCAAATACTTTTTACTCGTCATCAATGACGAATGCTATCAAAGGAGATATACTATGGAGAATAATATTCAGATTTTTAATAACTCGGAATTTGGAAATATCAGAACAACTATGATTGACGGAGAACCTTGGTTTGTTGGAAAAGATGTGGCTTTATCTTTGGGGTATGCGAAACCATTAGGTGCTATTGCAAGTCACGTTGAAGAAGATGATTCCCTGAAACAGGGACTCACCGATTCTCTTGGAAGAATACAGGAAACCATCTTTATCAACGAGTCTGGTCTTTACGCCCTCATTTTCGGAAGTAAGTTAGAATCTGCAAAGAAATTTAAGTTGTGGGTTACAAAAGAAGTATTGCCATCTATCAGAAAGACGGGAACTTATGATTATCCAACACTTTCTGGAATCTCAAAAGAATTACAGGCAGTTATCGTAGTAGACAAGCGAGTAACCCAGGTAGAGCAGAAAGTTGATACCGTGAAACAGGAATTAGAAGATTTCAAACAGGATTTACCGCTTCTTGGAGTAGAAATGGACAAGGTAACAAATGCCGTGAAATCAAAAGGAACAAAAGTATTGGGTGGAAAGTCTAGCAACGCCTATAAGAATGGTTCCTTGAGAGCAAAGCTGTATAGAGATATTCATAATGAGGTGCGCAGACAGTTTGGCGTGACTACATATAAGGCAATCAAGCGTAAACAGTGCGAAAAAGCAGTAAAATTGGTTGAAGATTACAAGCCACCGATTTATCTGGAAGAATTGATTGATAACGAAAACGCACAGCAGAGATTCTTTTAATTAGATTCTTACAGGGATACACAGGAGGAAAATAAAATGACAAAGGCTGAATTACAGAAAACAATCGACGAACTGAACGCAGATAACAACGAGTGCTTAGTGCTTCTGGACGAGTATATGTACAGACAGAGAATCATTGAAAATCTTATCAATTTGAAAGACCTGTCAAAATTAAAGGGAATGTATCTCTTTACCAAACAGTTAATCGGGAAAGCGTGATCGTATGGCAAACAGAATCCAGTTCAATGACTTTCAGAAAAAGAGCGTGTACGCCAAGTGCAACGGAAAATGTGCGATATGCGGTAAGCCTGTTAAATTCAAGAAAATGACAATCGACCACATTACACCGCTGTCCCGGGGCGGCACCAATGATATTAAGAATCTGCAACTTGCGTGTAAGCGCTGCAACAGCATGAAGAGCAACATGACAATGGATGATATGATGGGGCAGATTTCCGAGATTTTGAAGTATAACCGCAAACAGAAGTTGATTAGAGTGTTGGGAGGAATTGTGGAATGATTGACTATAAAGAAGAAATCAAGAAACTTTTGGAGAAAGTAGATGATTATTATGATCTCAAAAGAACATATAAGTTGCTCGAATATCTGTACTTAGAGGAAGTTTTAAAAACAGTGAAATGATACTAAAGTATACTGAATGATACCGTCAATATGTGTAAAATATAAAGTAGAGTATTGGATTAAAATATCCAGTGCTTTTTATCCAGTGTGTCGTAAAACCCCCATGCTTTAGCTATGGGGAGTGTCAAAATATAAAATCATAATAAGCAATTTTTAAAGCGTTTACCTTTCGGGGTAGGCGCTTTTTTGTTGCCAAAAAATAAATCATAAAGGAGATATGAATTTATGCTGGTAGAAATCGTTGGAAAAAGATACGAAGAGAAACTTATTACAACAAGTCTGAAAGTTGCAGAGGTTTTTGAGAAAGAACATAAGAATGTTCTACAATCAATTGAAAATCTCGTGGCTGATAATTCAGCTGCCAAATTTTTTCGACTTACAACATATAAGAACCGTGGAAAAGAATATCCAATGTACGAAATGGATAGAGATGGTTTTTCCTTGCTCGTAATGGGCTTTACTGGTGAAAAAGCCTTACAATGGAAAATTAAGTATATTGAAGCCTTCAACAAGATGGAAAGCGAGTTAAAACGCTTATATACAGAACGTCAGCAATGGCAAATTGAACGTGACAAGGGTGTTGTTATTCGACATATCCTCACAGATACAATTAAGATGAAAATAACAGAAAGTCCAAATAAGAGATTTGCTTATCCGAATTATACAAATCTGATTTATCGTAATTTATTCGGAAAGACAGCAAAAGAGCTTGAAAGTGATTATGGCGTAAAAGCAAAAGAGAATCTTAGAGATTTCTTCACAGGTGATGACTTGGCGAAAGTTCAGAGTATGGAAATGCTTGTAAGTAGCCTTATTAATTGCGGATGGGGATATCAGCAAATCAAAGAATTTGTTCAAAGAGAAGCAACAAAAATGATTGCTTGAGGGTTTACATATGGCAGAAGTATTTTTAAAAGTGGATGGGGTAGCATTGCCCTGTCCTTCTTCTTTTACATGGGGATTACAGGATATATCGGCATCAGAATCCGGCAGAACAGACGATACGACCATGCACAAAAACAGAGTTGGACAGAAACGAAAGCTGTCTGTAGGTTGGAATGGCCCAGATTGGGACACTGCTTGCAAAATTATACAGGCAGTAAATCCAGAGTACATACAGGTCACATATCCAGACTTGCTGTCTGCGAATAAGCACGAAACCAGAACATTCTATGTTGGTGACAGGGAATCCCCTTTTAAGTGCTGGTGGATAGGAAATGAGCGCATGGAAGGACTTAGTTTTGATTTTATCGAGAGGTAAGATATGCGAAATTTATCAACGGAATTTAAAGAACAACAGAATAGTGGGAACCGTAACTATCTGAAATATGCAGATTTTACCTTCACAGACGGAAGTACATTATCCATTACCGACAAAGATTTATGGTCTAATGGCTTTAAATTTGAGGATGCAGTATCGCAAAGCGGTTCTTTTGATATCGGCGCAGCTATCGTAAATAAGCTGACATTGCAGATCAACAACTTTTCTGGCAAATACACAGACTACATCTGGGACGGAGCGAGAGTTGTTTGCTATATTGGGCTTGAATTATCTACTGGCATTGAAAAAATCCGTATCTGTACCATGACAGTAACAGATGCGCCATATCAAAACACAGCGATAATCAGTTTGGCTTGCGAAGATTCCATGCGATTATTTGATCGTGATTATTCAGATAGTAAGTTGTCTTATCCGGCAACTAGATTACAGATCATACAGGATGCTTGCGAGGTCTGCGGCGTTACATTACAATCTACAAGGTTTGATAATGATGATTTCGTAATTCAGAATCGACCAGATGATAGCAGTATTACCTTCAGACAGGTAATTGCATGGATAGCACAGATGGGCTGTCAGTGGGCGAAAAGTGACGAATACGGAAGGCTTTGCCTTGGATGGTATGAGCGTGAAGTACCGGATAAATTTTACAATTTGGTTGAAACGCCATGGAAAGATACTGATGGGAACGACATTCTTGACACAAAAGGCGCACAGATTATCACTATTATGCAAAAGGGCATTACAGCTATAGATACGAATGAATTCACACCATGGCTGTACGATATCGAAATAACAGGTGTAAAAGTTACAGAATACGTTGAAAATTCTTCTCAAAATGAAGCGAAAACATATCAGTCGGGGGAATCTGGCTATGTTATCGAAATTAGTGATAATAAGCTAATTCAAGAAGGCTCTGGCGAGAAAATCTGTCAAATTATCGCAGACAGGTGCGTGGGGCTGAAATTCAGACCGTTTACCACAGGCGCATTGACCAATATTGCATGGGAAGCTGGTGACACCATTGAGATTTCCGACAGAAATGGGAAACAGTACAAGAGCTTCCTAACTTCTGTTGCTTTGAATCCAGGCACATTTGAGCAACTTGAATGCAGTGCTAAGAGTGTATCTAGGAATAAGCAAAAGCAGTATACACTAAGCCAACAGGTGCAAGCCGAAAGCAAAAAGAACTTAAAAGATGAACGCACCGCAAGAGAAAAGGCAATTGAAGAATTGTCTCAAAGATTGTCTGAATCTTCCGGTACATATACTACTGTGGAAACACAGCCGGACGGAAGCAACATCTATTATCTCCATAATAAGCCCCAGTTGTCTGATTCTGACATTGTTTGGAAAATGACTGCGGAAGCGTGGGCTGTTTCTACAGATGGTGGACAACATTGGAATGGTGGCATGACAGTAGATGGTGATGTGATTGCCAGAATCCTTACTGCTACAGGTGTTAATGCTGACTGGATTAACACAGGAACTATTAAGGCAATTGACAAAGACGGAAATACAACTTTCCTGGTTGATGTAACAACAGGAAGGGTTGTTATTAATGCAGACTCAGTACAAATCAAGGGAAAAGATGTTAATGCAATTGCAAAGGAAAAAGCAGAAACAGAAGTAAATAATTTTATAAGCAATACATACACAACTGATATTAATAATTTACAGTCTCAAATCGATGGACAGATTGAGACTTTTTTTTATGACTATGAACCAACCTTACAGAATATCCCGGCTTCTGGATGGACTACAAACGAAGAACGAAAGAAACATGAGGGTGACTTATTTTACTGGAAATCCAAGGGATATGCGTACCGTTTTATGCAAGATGGGGCAACTTGGAAATGGCAATTGGTACAAGATACCGATATAACGTTAGCACTTGCCGCCGCAGAAAAAGCACAGGACACAGCAGATCATAAGCGTAGAGTATTCGTAGTTCAGCCAGAACCGCCTTACGATATTGGGGACTTATGGACACAAGGCTCTAATGGTGATTTGATGAGATGTAAAGTTGCCAGAGCAAGCGGTTCTTATGATTCTTCCGATTGGGAAAAAGCTTCAAAATACACAGATGATAGTTCGTTAGATTTATTTATCAATGGTGTTTTTAAAGATTCTCTTAATTCTTTAAAAACACAGATCGATGGAAAGATTGAGACCTGGTATCAGCCAAATGATCCATCTGTAAAATGGACAAAAACAGAGGAATTACCGTGGTGTGATATTGACGGAAACAAGATTCTGGATGAATCCGGGAATGAAATTGTCTTGGTATGGGAATCTGAGAAAACAGAACATGAAGGTGACCTTTGGCATAATACTTCTGATAACACACAATGGATTTACAAATCTGGTATTTGGCAACCACAATCCATACCAGATGAGCTGTTGGACAAGATAGATGGGAAGTCATCTGTCTATATGGTTCAGCCGAAACCACCATATTACGAAGGCGACTTGTGGGTAACAACCAATAATGAAGGAAAGGCTTCCCTCAAAACCTCCACTGTAAATCGTGTTGATGGAAATTTTGACGCATCTGATTGGATAGATTTCAAGTATGCAGACAAAGACGATATCAAAAATGCAATTGACAATTACGATACCAGTCTTGGACAGGATGAAGTGTTTAATAAGCTTACAAAAGGCGGAACGGAACAGGGAATCTACATTCAAGACGGAAAAGTATATATCAATGCAAAATACATTTTAGCTGGATTACTTGCCGGTGAGAGAATTAACGGTAAAGGATTAAAAGTCATTGATGATAACAAGAACGTAACCTTAGAAATCGACAGCAAAGGAAACGTCATCTTAGCTCCAAAAACTTTTTCCTTACAAGGGAAAACAGTAAAGGAAATTGCAGATTCTTCTGCCAGTACCGCAGTTTCTGGACAGACACAAGCTGATATTTTCAACAAACTTACCAATGGTGGCAAGGCACAAGGGATTTACTTGGATGAAAACGGAAATGTCTATGTAAATGGAGAATACGTGCAAGCCAAAGGAATTAGGGTTGTTGATGGTAATGGAAAGACCACTTTTGCCATCGACAAAACTACCGGTGCAGTGACAATAGCAGCTTCCAGTTTTGCTCTTGGGGATAAGAGTATTTCCAGTATTGCAAGCGAGGAAGCACAAAAGAAGATTGATGCATTGCCAAAAGATACGGACAATCTTTTAAATGGGTATCTTCTTACAAAATCAGATGTAGAAACATATTGGGATTATAGTGGAAGTATTAATTATGATGTGATAAATCCTAATAAAAGTCGTGATGGTGCAGTTGCTATTACAGCGAATGGCTCTGATTGCTATTTGAGCGCAAAGAGAAGTAATAACCAGGTTGTACGATTGCCTGGAACATATCAAGTGTCAGTCTGGCTAAAAGCAACTCAAAACATGAAAATAAAAGTGTCGCTAAATAGAGTAGCACAAGATGTAAGCGTCACTACAGAGTGGAAAAAATATGAATTTTTGCAAAACGTTACAACGATAAGTTCAAATTATCAATTATTTACAATCGGTGGATTCAACAGTTTTACAAGCGGTACTTTGGGAGTTTATCGCCCGGAAGTAACTGTGGCGGTAAGTAGTGAACATGTATTGAACTTGCTCACAGATAATGGGGCAAAGCAAGGAATATACATGTATAATAACAACCTTTATGTAAATGGACAATTTATTAAAGCACTAAGTATAGCTGCTGACGCTTTGAAGGCTGGTGCTGTTACCACTGAAAAATTAGACGCAAAAGCGGTCACGGCAGAAAAAATGTCCGTGCAGGAACTTGCAGCAGTTGGAGCAACAATTGCAGGTTTTATTATCAGTAGTGACAGAATAAAAAGAACACTGTCTGGCAATACATTAGATATATTCGCAGGAAATGAATACAATCCTCCTAGTTTACTTTCACAAAATTCAACAGGCGATTTCGTGAAATACTCTGGAAATGGGGTGCAATCGAGCACACCTGCGTCATTGACTTTAGTTCTGGGAGATACAACCTCTAAAAACGGATGGACATCTGGAGCAAAACATTATTTGGGAAGAACTCAATTTAATGAAGAGGTGAAAGTAGTTGGAAACTTCTCCGTCACAGGAACTAAATCCGTTATAGCTAAAACAAAAAATTACGGAAACCAACTATTCTACTGCTACGAAACCCCAACCCCAACTCTTGGAGATTTTGGAGGTGGAATAATTGGGAAAGACGGAATGGCAATCATCTCAATTGATGATATATTCCAGGAATCTACAGAAACAGAAATTGAATACTATGTGTTCCTTCAGAACGAGAGCGAGGGGCAATCTTGGGTATCTGAAAAGTCAGATACCTATTTTGTTGTCAAGGGAACCCCAGGATTGCGGTTTGCATGGGAGCTGAAAGCTAAACAGAAGAACAAAGAGTATATCCGTTTCAATGCCGGAAAAGAAGACCGAGAAGTGAATTTTGAGACAGTCAACCTTGAAAATGTAATGTTCGAAGAACGCGAAAAAATTATACAAGAAATGGAAGGAGAATTATTATGAGCCAGATTAAAAAACTTACATCATTTATGAAACTGTCAACAGGTGAGGGCGATAGAATCGCTTTTACCTATTCAACAATTGATACCGAAAGCGGGAAGGTTCTGAGCCAGAATGAGAAAGGAAATTTTCTTATTTTTGATGAAGGGCTTTCGGAAAATATTAAGGCAATCGAAGACTATATTAACAAAAATCAACTGAATTAAAGGAGGGCAACCGCATGCCAAAATGGACTGAATACACATCAAAAGATACGTTAGCGGATAATGACGAAGTAATGTTGTATGATGCAACTGCGAGAGCGAACAAGCGCGGATTAATGAGCAAGTTTTGGGATTATGTCGTTGATAAAATGGCAACGGCTGTTATCAGTAAATTGGAAACCGAAAACAAGACAGTTATCGGGGCAATTAACTATTTATATGGCAAGTCATCTTTTATATCGAAAATAAAATATGCGAATATTCAAGTTGTTAATGAATACGTATATACAGGATTGTCGTTTACAGTCCCGAAAAACACCTTATTTATCTTTACAGCAAAAGCATTTTATGAGAAGTCAGAGCCGCTTGGAATCTCAATTGTAAATTCAGATTCCGATTATTCAAAAGCTACAATAATTGAAAACAACGAAAAATATCCGACAATACTAACGTACATATGTGATAAAGCATCTAAGGATATTACTTACTATATTTGGGCAAAATACAAGTCTACAGGTTCTAACAAAATCGCCATATATGGGCTTCAAATGAAATAATTATTTCAAATCAACGCCGCCAATACTAATCATAAGTACAGTTGACCAATTTGGAACTGGAAAACTTATTGTTTTTTTTAGATCTATCAACAATAACATCAATATCTCCGCCACCAAGTTTATTGATAGAAAAAATATTATCAGAATTGATTCTCATTTAAATAGTTAGCGAAAAATAAATAAAATCGCAAAAACTCTATTCGCAAAAGATAATACATGATGTAATCAATATATCACAACAACAAAAAGGGAGTTGGACTCCTGCCTACCAAACAAAAAGTCCAACTCCAATCACCACAAAGGGTACAAGGATATTATAACACGGCACCTTCCCTTTGCGGCAACAACAGCCATGATTCTGTGAAATTTAATCATAAGAGATATATTGTATAAAGAGTTTATGCTAAAGAGCATCCCATTTGGGGTGCTTTTTATTATGCGCTTTTTTAACCTCAACAATGAAAGGAGACCATACATGAATATCAATACCTCATTAATCAGCAACAATAATAGCTACGCAGGACAGACACCTCGGTATATTGTCATTCACAATACAGATAATATAGCCAAAACAGCAGACGCCAAAGCACACGCCACCGCACAGCATAATGGCAATTTTCATGGCTATTCAGCCCATGTATTCGTTGACGATAAGTCAGCATACCAAGCCTTGCCGTACAATCGTGGAGCATGGCACGTTGGAGTAAATTACGGCGGTAAGCTTTTTGGAACTGTAAACAATCACAACTCTATTGGAATTGAAATGTGCATGAATGCTGGATATAACTACGAAAAAGCATTCCAGAATACCGTTGATGTGTGCAAGCAGCTTATGAAGAAATACGGAATCCCGGCAAGCCGAGTAGTGCAGCATTACGATGTGTGTGCTAAGAACTGTCCATCCGTTATCCGTGGAAAGGATGATTGGGATAGATTCAAGAAGCTTATTTCCAGTGAAACCGTGACAGTGCCAACCAAAAAGCCGACTGTAAAGGTTGATAAGTATTACCGCATCCGTAAGACCTGGAAGAATTCCAAGAGCCAGATTGGAGCGTACAAATCACTGGAAAATGCGAAGAAGTCTTGCAAAGCCGGTTACTCTGTTTTTGACTGGAATGGAAAAGCAGTGTATTCTGTAACAGCAAAGAAAAGTGTAGACAATGTTGCAAAAGAGGTAATCAACGGCGAATGGGGAAATGGACAAGATAGACGAGACCGCCTGGAAGCTGCTGGCTACAACTACGCAGAAGTGCAGAAAAAAGTCAATGAATTACTGAAATAATAATACTCCCGGGGTTTTCCCGGGAGTTACTTAAATGTTGTATATTCTTCAAATTCGTTTTTTATTTTTGCAAAGTCTTTTCTTCTGATAGGCACAGTATCACCAGAAAACATAAGGAACGAAGTGTTTATTTCTTTTACCTCATCCATGTTTATTATGTAGCTCTGGTGGCATCTTAAAAATCTGGAATCCAGTAATTCTTCAATATCAGACAGTTTACATCGTTCCGTATAAACAATACCGCAAGTGCAGTGGATAATGATGTATTTGTTTCGACTCTCAATATATTCGATATTTTGAAATTCCACCCGATGAATAAAGTCTTTTCCTTTTATCATAAGAGTGCTTTTGCTGATATGTTCCAGAGCATGATTGAAAGCAGTATACATTCTGCCGTTTTCAGATCCTTTTATAATATAGTGAATTGGGAGTAAATCAAGAGCTTCAAAAACATACTCTTTGTGGGCTGTCCAGAAAATAATATTTCCATCATAGCCATTTAATCTCAATTCCTTTGCAACTTCAATTCCATTTTCTTCTCTCAAAACGATATCCAAAACTACAATATCATACCATTCGCCATCTGCCACATCATCAATAAGTGGCTGCCCTTTATCATACGGAGTAATCAATGCTTTTATATCACCATTTCGTTTGAGAAAATTATTAATCCGATGCATAAATATACCAATCTGGATTTCGTTATCATCACATATTGCAATTCGCATTCAAATCATCCCTTTTCAAGTAAAATTCGCCACCAGAGGTGCTAATTTCGCCATTTCCTGTGTAATTGTATATTTTTTGATACAATGTTATTGTAATACATTAAGATGATAGTGTAAAGGGGATGGATTCATGGAGAAACATAAAAAAATCATAATTGTGTTTATACTGATATTCGTGCATGTGCTCTTGACTCAATATGTTTACTTCTGCCCGGAGCGTAGTATTATCTTTGGGATGGGTAAAACTATCGCAATTGCAAAAACAGAGGTAAAACAGGTTGTCCATGAGCGCTATAAATCCCTCACTGACAAGAATCCAGCCCCTTTATTTCTATCTATTATTATTACGATTTGGAAAAGCAAAAATCACAATATTTACACAAAAAAACTTATAATTCATCAAAAAATTAGAAGAAACCAGCTTCCTAGGAAAGATTTAAGCGGAAACAATTATATCCCATTATATGGTTATGAAAACATGATATAATTTAGTAAATAAGAACAGAAGTTTGGAATATTGGGAGGGATTTACGTGGATTACAAGAAAGAAATTATTGAGATGATACAAGAGATACATAGTGAAAAGATATTAAATCTTATCTATTGGTTTGTTAAAAGAGGATACAAAGAAGAAAGGGCGGGAAGATAATTCCCACCCTCAGAACCTAGAAAATAAACTTTTCAAAGAAATCACACAACAAATCTTTTTTATCGGGCGACAGTTTATCGTATTCAAGAATAATTTTCATGAATCGTGGATCTGTTAGCCCGATTTTCATTGATACATCTGAATATTCTGCATCAATTTCCTTTTCCTCTTTCAAATCCGTTAAGTCAGACATTCCAATTCGGAAATAATCTGCTAACGCTCTGATTTTTCCAGTTCCAGGCATTGAATTGCCTTTGCACCACATATTAAATGTGGAAGGGTTAGTTCCTACTGCTTCGGCAACTTCTTTTTGCTGTTTGCCACTTAATGAAATATACTTGTTGAGATTGTTTGAAAAGATTTTTTTCTGTTCTTCATCTGTCATCATGGTGTTCCTCCTCCTTACATATTGTATTGTACATCATACTAATAAAAAATTCAAGCATAAATTCAAAATAATTGAATTTTAGTGTTGACAATTCAATTAAAATGAATTACAATAAGATCATCAGTTAAGAAAGGAGATGAGCAAATGCCAAAGATTTCATTAGAAGCAGTTCGTGTGAACGCTGGATATAACCAGAAAGAATGGGCTGAAATGTTCGGTATTTCCAATAGTACAGTTGTTAACTGGGAAAAAGGAAAGACAGAACCAACATTATCACAACTTAGAAAAATGAGTGAACTTTCTGGTATTCCTATGGACTTTATTTTTGTGCCCAATAGATTCAATTAAATTGAATTGAAAATTTATTAAGAAAGGAATTGCATGAAAAAATCAAAAATTGAAATTCGTCAAGTAGATGGCGAATGTGGAATATTTACAGAAATCCTTGTGGACGGTCACAAACTCGAAGGGGTAAGAAGCTTTGAGCTGAAACAGGGAGTTGGAGATTCAGAACCTATTCTTTCCATTGATCTGAATGCTTTAAATTTATCCACGGACTTGCAGATGTTGCAGGTGAACCAGAAAGGTATCGGGGAAATTGAGGGAATCAAGTTTAAAGATTCACCAAGGATGCTGAAATTTCAAACAGAATAGGCTCCCATATCTCAGAGAGCCAAACAGAATTATTTTGAAGCTTTTAAAATGGAACATTGTTTCGGATTTGAACAACATCCAGTTTTGCTTGCATAATTACACTTAATTCGACCTATTGTGTAATTAGGCGTCAAATCATCCAATGATCCAGTATTAATGAGAGAAGCTTCAATGGAATAATTTTTGTTCTGCTTATCGCAGAAACCATTAAATGCCAATAATCATCACCTCCACTCTTATAGTGAGTATAACACAAGAAAGGAGAGATTATAAGGAGAAGATGACAATTATCAAATTTAAAAATGGGGAAACAATCGAAATTCCGTGTGTGTTCCCGGATGATATTGTGAAACCAGACATTAGAGATAAACTGATACGTTTGGAATGGGATGACGCTGGAAAGCAATATTGTTTGAAATTTAACCCAGTAGATGTGCTCTATGTAAAAGAGATTACACCTTCCTAAAGGAGATTATATCACAGAAAGGAGACTAATGAACGAATTACAGATTTTTAATTCGCCAGAGTTCGGAGATATTCGGACAATAACTATTGATAATGAACCTTGGTTTTGCATGATTGATATATGCAAAGCATTAGAAATTTCAAATCCGAGCCAGGCAAAGACAAGGTTAAATGCAGATGGGGTCATTACAAATGAGGTCATTGATGGTATCGGGAGAAAGCAGAATGCTAACTTTGTAAATGAACCCAATATGTATAAATTGATTTTCCAGAGCAGAAAAGAATCTGCCGAAAGGTTTACAGACTGGGTGACAAGTAAAGTTCTCCCAGAAATTCGAAAGACAGGTTCCTACAGAAAACCATTGACGGTTGCCGAACAAATTCAGATTCTTGCCCAGGGCACAGCAGATCATGAGGAAAGAATCGAAAAACTTGAAAATACAATGACAATTGACTACGGTCAGCAAAAATATCTTGGGGATCTGGTTTCGCTAGTGGTTATTGAAGCGTTGGGCGGAAAGAAATCTAATGCCTACTCAGAAATTGGAAAGAAAGTATTCGCTGAATGTAACCGAGATGTGAAATTTTATTTCGGTGTAAATGCAAGAAACAACATTCCAAAATTAAGATATGAGGAAGCTGTGAAGTACATCAAGGGATGGCAACCGTGTACAAATACGAAAATGCAGATTCGCGATTGCAATTGTGATATTAATTCAGAAAGAAAATGATGGTAAAACAATGAAAGATATTAAAAGCTATGAATTTTATGGAGATAATCCAGAAATTTTTCATTCTCTTGTAGGTTTTGAAATTGCAGACATTTTGTTCACACATACCAAAGAAGAAAACGAGAATGTGGTTGTTGTGAAGTGTGCAAATAAGCAACATGTTGAAATTGATCTTCTCTTTAAAGAAGATGGAATATTTGTTACTGAACCATTTGCAGTGAATGAAGATCTTACAATTATTGAATAGGTGGTGAACAAAGAATGTTGGCAGATGATTACGTTGCTGAAAGGTTATACGATTATGATTCTAAAATGTATCAGTTATATCGCCGCAAAAACGGACAGAAGGCAAGCGACCTTGTAGAGAAAGTAAAAAATGAAATTGCCGAATGCGGTCTGTCCGCTACTGAAGCAAAAGGTTTTTTGGAGTACATGAAGATTGTTATTGACGCTCAGTCACATCTTCCCATTCGGAAATAACGGAAGTTTTTATGGTTTCTGCTCCAGGAACATTACCATCATCAATCTCATTTGCGGTATGAAGCATTGAAATTATTTTATGAGAATAAGGATGCTCCTTTCCACAATTCGGGCACACAACCTTTTCTGTACTTATTCTTTCGCTTATATAGTAATCACAATGACAAGTACAGGAAACTTTTAATTTGAAAAACATTTTAACACACCTCCTTTCTGAACACATTATACCATTCAGAGGGAGATAATAAAAGAAAATAGGGAGGAAAAACAATGATTAAATTTGAAAACGGATTAGTTAATATTTCTGGTAAAGGGATTGATATTCTTTCAGAGTATGCAGTTATCACCCATGAAATTAAAGAGATGTTCGCAAAAAATGGTGGAGAAGAGAAAGAAATAAAAGAGCAGCTTAGACATTCATTTGAGTATGGCCTTATGAACGAGGAAGAACTTGATAAAGAAATCAAGGAAACTTCCAAACAGATAGATGCAATTATTCCGTTTATTTCGCATCTGAAAGAAATGCTTAAAAAATTTGGAGCAAAAGATAAGGAGGACTAATCATGGGAGAAACTAAGAGCACAGATTATATTCCAGAGAACGCCAATGAAGAATATGCACTTCTGGTTGGAAGATTAAAGGCATTTGAAGCTTGGGCGAATAGCGTGAAAGATTATGATTTCACAAAGGACATGGCATTTAGAATGCTTGGGCTTGATGTAGAAGAATCGAAGGAGGAAAAGGAAAAATGAAATGTTTTAAAGGCTTTGACAAAGATTTAAAGTGTAGAGATTTCCAGTATGAAATTGGAAAAGAATACACAGAAGAAAAAGCAGACATTTGTAATTGTGGATTCCATGCTTGCGAATTCCCGATGGATGTATTTAATTATTATCCTCCTTCAGATTCCAGATATTGTGAAGTTGAGCTTGAAGCGAATAATCAGAAATCATCTGATGATAGCAAGAGAGTTGGGAAGAAAATTTCCGTGAAAGCAGAAATTGGAATTGCTGGAATTATCAAAGCTGGCGTTGAATACATCAAAGAGCAAGTTAATTGGGAAGACGATAAGGCAACCAATACCGGAAATCAGTCAGCGGCAACCAATACCGGATATCAGTCAGCGGCAACCAATACCGGATATCAGTCAGCGGCAACCAATACCGGAGATCGGTCGGCGGCAACCAATACCGGAGATCAGTCAGCGGCAACCAATACCGGAAATCAGTCAGCGGCAACCAATACCGGATATCAGTCAGCGGCAACCAATACCGGAAATCAGTCAGCGGCAACCAATACCGGAGATCAGTCAGCGGCAACCAATACCGGATATCGGTCGGCGGCAACCAATACCGGAAATCAGTCAGCGGCAACCAATACCGGATATCAGTCAGCAGCAACCAATACCGGAGATCAGTCAGCGGCAACCAATACCGGATATCAGTCAGCGGCAACCAATACCGGAAATCGTTCAGCGGCAACCAATACCGGAGATTATTCAGCGGCAACCAATACCGGAGATTATTCAGCGGCAATTGTAGAAGGAAAAGAAAGTATTGCATTAGCTACAGGAATTAATTCAAAAGCTAAAGGAAAAATTGGATGTTTTATTGTTTTAGCAGAGTGGAAAGAGATCAATCATGAATATCATATTGTAGATGTTAAATCAGCAAAAGTAGATGGGAAAAATATCAAGGAAGATACTTTCTATACGCTGAAAGATGGAAAATTTGTAGAAGCAGATTAAGTGTCCTGGAAGGTGCGGACACACCAACCAGGACGGTATCTAACTAAGAATGAGTTAGTTAAATACAGGATTATTATAACACAACCTCCTGTATTTGACAAACAAAAATATAACAGGAGGATTTTTTATGCAAAAAAATGGAGAAAATCAGCCACTTTCCAGTGAAATCATTGCTGATCTGGAAGAAAAGCTGATGGCAAGAAATGTAATTATCGCTATTCTGGCAGCTGCACTTGCAGTAACCACATACAGAAGAAAGTGAGGACAAAATGAAAGAGGTGGTAAAGACAATAGGAGAAATATTTGTAGGGATAGGGGTGTTTACAGTAATCTTCTCAATCACATGGATGCTTACATCATTTGATGCTATCGGGGTGTTCTTTGTATCAACAGTCTTATTCTCAATGGTGTTTCTTCCTATTATATTAGAAATGGAGGAAAAGTAAATGCAAAGATTAAATAAAGTAAGATTATCCGGTAGAGCCGGGGAAATAGTGTTCAGCCACGAACATTACGGAAGATACTATTACAAATTTATGCTGACAGTCATTCGCAGAAGCGGTGCAGTGGATATGTTTCCAATAGTCATAGAAGATTCCATTGTACGTGACAGCAATTACAACGGAAAAGAAATTGTGGTAACAGGAGCAATCAGAAGCATGGACACTTCTAAAAATCCAAATAAGCACCACAATGTTAATTATATCGCAGCTGATGAAGTGGAAATCCTAGATGAACAGGTTCCGGATGGTGATATAAACGAAGTAGAGTTTATTGCCAGAAGTTGCACGAAAGAGCCATATGCAAAGCTTACACCAGTAACGCACAGGAAAGTTTCAAATCTTTTCGTGGCAATTCCAAGAGATTTTTCAGAAAGAGCCGACTTTACTCGCTGCACTTTATGGGGAAAAGGTGCTGATCTGGCGGTAGACGTTAAAAGAAATGATTACATTAAAGTAACTGGCAGGTTAATGAGCCGTGATGTTTATGTTAATGGGGAAGAAACGGAAAGTGTATATGAGATTTCCGTAAAAGAAATGGAGAAATTGGAGGATGAAGAATAATAAGAATGAAGTTCAGATATTTGGCGCAATAATGGACATTCAGCCAGGAACGTTTTTCAAGGACGGAGAAAAATTCGTAAGATTCTATATTGGTGCAAAGCGTACCAGTGGGAACGTAGATTTGCTTCCAGTAATTGTTAAAGAAAAGCAGACGGAAGGTTTAAAGATTGGAAAACATGCTTATGTTGAAGGAAGATACAGTTCTTCAAACAAACATGAAAGTGGAAAGTTACATTTGATTCTTGAAATCAAAGCGGAAACAATCTGGTGTGGAGATGGCGATGGGAGCGCAGAAGGTGAAAACAAAATCATTCTGGAGGGTTATCTTTGCAAACCGCCTGTTTATCGAAGAACACCAAGTGGAAAAGAAATCTGTGATTTGATGATTGCGTGCAACGAATATGACTTGCGAAGAACAGATTATATTCCATGTATCGCATGGTGGAATGAAGCCAGAGAAGCTGCTGATTTCAAGGTTGGAGATTTCGTAAAAATAATCGGAAGAATCCAGAGCCGGATTTATCATAAAAAATTATCTAGTGATGAAGTAGAGATCAGAACCGCATATGAGGTATCAATAGGGAGGATAATCGAGCATGAAAGTGGAAGTGAAAAAAATTTACTTGGAGAATTACAAAAAGTTTCCGAGTAAGTCTGTAGATTTGTTTCCAAGAACAGAGATTTCCGGCAGAAACAGAGAAGGAAAATCCACATTAAAGGACGCATATTTGGATGTTCTGACAGGAAAGATGGCAAATGGTACAGAACCGACTTCTATCCGCAGAAAAGAAAATGGATTGGAAGTGCCAAAGGTTGATGTTGTAAGGGAGCTTACACTTGCGATTGATGGGAAAGAAAAAGTGATCCGCAAAATCACAAAGCAGAAGTGGAGAAAACCGAGAGGACAGTCCGAAGAGGTATTCGATGGAAATGAAACTTCTTATGAAATTGACGGATTCCCGGCTAAATCAAAGGATTATACCGAGTTCATCCAGTCAATAGCAGAACCTTCAACGCTTCTGATGTGCAGTAATCCAAAACCATTTCTGGACACATTGCAGAAGTCAACAGCGGAATCCAGAAAGGTACTGGAAAAGATGTCTGGTTTCGATATTGCTCAGTTTATGGAAGAGAATCCGCAGTACGCTCATGTGAAAGAAATCACAAAAGGGCATTCCGTAGAAGATACATTGAAGAAGCTCCGAAAGGAACTAAATGCACAGAAGAAAAAGGTGGATGCCAAAAACACGGAGATTGCATATGAAACCAATCGAAGCGTTGAAGCAGAAGACACTTCTTCCTTGGAATCCAAAAAGCAGGAGCTTAATGCGGAGATTTCCAGGATGGAAGAACAGGAACAGATTCTTGAAGATTCAGCAAAGGGCTATGACAGTATTTCGTATGAAATCTGTGGTTTGAAATCTTCCAGGGATGGTCTGGTTAGCAAAGCTAATGAATGGTTAAGAGCCAGACAAAAATTCATTTCTGATACAGTTTCCGAACTTAGGTTAAAAAAATCAGAAAAGGAATCAAGCATTCGTATTATTGGAATGGAACTGGATAACCACATAAGGGAAGCACAACAAGCAAAGGCTGACTTGGATAGAGCCAGACAGGACTATCCGAGAATCAAAGAAATGGAGTGGGATGATTCTGGACTGAAAGCTATTGAAGCTGAAACATTCAATGATTCTGATACCATTTGCCCGACCTGTGGGAAGGAACTGCCAGAAGAACAAATTTCCGAATTGAGAGCTTCCTTTGAAGAAAAGAAGAAGTTCAGAATTGAAAATGAATTAACCAAAAAGCAAAACTGGGAATCAGCAAAACAGAACCAGTTAAAAGGAACTTGTGATCTTGGAAATTCTGCTTCTGCAAAATTAAAGAAAACTAACGAGGAAATCAACAAATTACAATCGGAAATCGGCGTAGCACAGGATGAAGTTGCTGAACTCACTAAACAGATTGAGGAAGAACAGTCCAAATTTACGGAGCTTCCGGAATCTGTAGATATGAAAAATGATGAAGAATATCTTGCGGTTACAGCGAGAATTTCAGAATTTGAAGAGAAACTGAAATCATTTGATGATGTTCCTGGAAAGAAACAGGAATTAAGAATGCAGATCAGCAATGTCATGAAACAGATTTCCAATGTGGATGCAGATATCAAAATTGCACAGGCAGCAGTCACAGAGAAAGAAAAGCGAGTAGCCGAACTGA